GGCTGACTGACCCCGCCCGAGGGTTTGTTGTTAAGTAATTAAATAAGTTAGACATAACGTAAGTATTTATACGCTATACTAGAGAAAGTGCAAGAATTATCTTATTTGGCGCTCTATCTTCTTTCCAGAGCGAATATTTTGTATAATCATTTTTTTCGCAACACCTATACGAACAGTAAAGTTAACGGTATCACCAGACATAACAGGAGAGCCCTCAATCTTACCAGGGTATCTATAGTTTTTAACTATATTACCTTTCAATGTCTCTCTAATTTGTAATTTAACAGAATTACCTTGTTGAGTTGCAATAGCGTAGTATGTCTCGTTTTTGTTCATTTTAATTATTTAATAATACTGGTATTAATGTGATTGATATATTAAATATTTTATATGGCAACGGTTAAGAAGGCTAGATTATTTCTACGTAGAGGAACTGATACAGATAGAAAAACCTCAGTTCTGTGTTCTGGTGAGCTCGGTTACTCAACTGATGCATTTAGAGTTTTTATAGGTGATGGTGCTACATTAGGTGGTAACCCAGTTGGTATTACATCTTTCATAAGCGCTGGATCAGCGTTTCAAACAGATCTTGTTGAAGCATCAGCAGCAGGCTACGCATTCAAAGGTGATTTTGCTTTATTCCCGTCTAAAACATATAACAATTTAAACAGTCAACAAATTACCCCGCTAACAGGTTTTGCGAATGCCATGGTATTAACAGGTGAAGATGGAGCTGGTAATGCTCAATCATGGGTTGCTTTAAACTCAGGCATTCCGTTCGGTAATATAGAAGTGGGTAACGATGAAATCTCAGCTGATAAAATTCACGGTGGTACATTTTCTGGCGATATTAATTTTGAAATGTCATCTGCGACAACTCAAATTAGTAGTTTATCAGTTTCTCACTTAACAGCTTTTAATGCGACAATTTCTGGTGCTGGTGGTAGCGGTCATAGATATGTTTTATCTGACGCGGACGGTAAACTATGCAACTCTGCAGAGACGTATTCAAAAGGTACTAACGGTGTTCAATGGCTTACTCTTTATCACGAAATAACAGCGCTTGACCCGTCAACAGCTACTCTTGTTCAACCTGATCTTGATCATGAATATACTCTACCTGCAGGTGTACCTTCATCTGCTACATCTGTATTATTAGCAGGTCAGTGGATACGACATGATAGGTTATCAGGTGTAGGTATTCTATATGCTGGGGATGTACATGCTCATTTTATTATTGCGCAAGCATATATAGCTAAAGACGAAAACGCGGCTGCAGCGTTTCAAGCATGGATACCGATCGGCGCTAGTAAGAAAATTAAAATTAAATATAATGATAAGTGGGCGAAGTTAGCAAACAACAGTTATAGCCAATGGAGTCTTAGCGCCGTAGGTTGGATGTAATTAGTTTTCCCAAGGAAATACTATCCATTCATCATTATCAAACTCTCTCACTGTATGGTGAGGCATAAATGTAGATTTAGGTTTGTAATATAATGTAGAATAAACCCATTGATTTTGCTCTGGTCTTTCCCATGTGACTATATTATCTATTTGTTTAACTTTACGAAGAGTCATTCCAGTATCAGCTAGATCATCTACTATAAGTATTTTCTCTTCATCTCTCAGTGTACCGAAGTCTGGAAATGTAACTAGCTTTACTATATCAGTTTCTGAATGTTCTCCATCTCGCGGTTTATCATCTACATAAGACTTTAAATTTGCGGAAAGCAGTTTATCTACTTTAAGATACTTAGCTAATAATGTCGCCGGAATCATACCTCCATTAGCAATACCAATAATGCAGGTAATTTTTTCTTTTAATAGATTATCTGCTAAGGTTTTGCAGTCTTGTTTTATATCATCCCAGGTTAAATAAGTTTTATTAGGCATTTACAATGTAACTTCTTTTCCTATATATTTTACCAGCTGTTTCAAATTTTCAAGGGCCTTTTCTTTTTCCGATACGTTCATTTTTTTAGCTTCTTTATACAGTCTAAGAATTAAGTCTGGAGTGACAATATGTTTCTCTTTTATAGCAGAGCTATTTTTCATATAAATATTTACACAACTCTTTCTAACATCAATCTGTAAAAACAGTTGTTTTTTGTTAAATAATTAATAATGTCAATGTCAGTCTATAGTGAAGTCGCCGCAGAATCTGCTTTTGGATTTCATAGAGATCGTGTTTTAGATACTCTACAAAATCCAGATTTAGATTTACCTTATAATTTAGATACTATAAAGATTAGTCATAACGACTTTGCTGTTTCAGATGTATATAACGACAGTATAAAAAAATTATATAGTAACTATTTATTTTTAATTGCTAACGCAGAAATTACTACTAATGTTTCTCCTTTAACATCGAATATTGGTTATGTTAAATATGATGCAAATAATGCTGCTACTAAAGTTGCTATTAGTACAGCACCTCAAGACGGTACTGGAACAAGTAATTTATCTGGTACAGTAGAAACGTTTGTAACAAACAAAATTGACGGTAGTAATAAATTAGTATTCTTTAATTATAGTATTTCAGATAATAATGTATTTGAAGCTGACCATGACTTAACAAATCTCACTACTTCAATTAATGATAGGTTTGTAGAATTCAATAAAACGTTTACATTTAATAATGTAGTAAGTGTTGATTCTATCGGTTCAACATTATTTGTTTTAGATAAAGGATTAAACACTGTATTTAAATTCGATGTTACTGGTTTATTAGCTGATGATCCAGCTCTAAAAAGAACGAGCTATACTGATACAGAACATCCTGGTAGGTTCTTACTAAAGACAATTGGTGGTCAAGGAACATCTCAAACTAAAAATAAATTATCCAACCCGAGTAGTTTATCAGTTTATAAGGATAGAGTTTATATATTAGATAATGGTAATAATAGTGTTAAAGTTTTTGATTTAGATTTTAATTTTTTACATGAATTATCCAGCCCTGAATTGTTTAATAATCCTAATTTTGGTGAACCAGTTTCAATTGTAGTAAGTAAAAAGTTTAACACTTTAGATATACCATGGGGATACATTTTAACAAGTAGAGGAAATATCTTAGAGTATGACGTAAGAGAAAATAAATATGGTGTTGTTCATTCACCATATGATATATATGATACAAGATTACAAACTTTATCCTCTTACAACGAAACAAGTAGTTGGAAGAAAATTATTAATTCTAAGTCTGACGATAATATACTTTATATAGCTAATGACAAAGAAATATATAAATTCTATAAAACTAATTTTAACTTACCAGTTAGTGTACTAAATTTACGTAAAGCAAATATTAGTATGAACAACGATAGTTCCGGTCAGCGTATTTTGTCTTTTGACAATACTTTATATGACGGTGCTGATTATTTAGCTATAACAACAGTTTTAAATAAAGATAATAGTAAAGCTCAAACATATGTAGTAATGGATAAAAACATTCCTACAAAACTATATAATGAAAGTTTTTATACTAATTACTTCTCTTTATCTGATATATTAATTTTACCGCAAGAGATTGTTAATAATATTACATTTAACAAAACTACAAAAAAACTTTTATATAATCATTATTCTTTATTTGAAAATATTAATAAAAAGGTTTATAGTTATTATCAAGATGTAAGTGGTTATGCCATTGTACCTACATTGTGTACAGTCACAGGAAAAGATTTTACAAAACCAACTAGTTTTGATGATACACCGAATTTGTATATTGGTATTAATGAACCTATTTTGACAGATGTAATAAACAGGCCTTTAGAAATTTTATACGATCAACAAAAAGATATATTTAATACATTAAAAGAAGAGAGTCTTAATAACAATCCCCCGTCAAACATACCATCACAGTTACCTGGTAGGTATGAAAATGCTTTAAATGTTGTTACTCTAACAGCTACAGAAGCGTCTGTACCAGCTGGGACGGATGTTGAAGTTGGAGTTGTAAGAACTAACGCGTTAAGCTTATCAAGTAGTTGTTCATTTAAGGTTTGGACGACGTTAGGGACTGCAGCAACAACAGATTTTGAATATATAAATGAAGAAAATCCAAGCGTGTTTGAGTTTAAGCCTGGAGATACAACTATAACATTTTCGTTAGAAACATTTAAAGAGTTTAATAGTACCTCAAAAACATTTTCCTTATATATTGAACAAGACGTAAATTGTGTTGTTGATTATAATTTTCAAAAACTTGACGTAACAATCACTCCGATTGAAGATATGTATAGCGTTAGTGTATCAACTTCTTTTGTTAATATTAACGAAGGTA